CACGCGCTCGCGGGCGGAGATCAATGCACCATTTGCCTGTAGTTCCCGTACAACACGATCCATGCTGTCCTTGGTTCTGTTGAGCCAAGACTTGAGCAACGCCAAGTTAAGCGCCGCCACGCTACCGGGCAGCACGGGGTTAGCCGCATCATAGACAACCTTGATACGTGCAACGGCCTTATCTGGAGCCGGTTGCGTTACCTGCTCTTTACCTGTGCCATACACCTCTGTGCAATGCACCAGACGGTCATTGTGCTCCATCAGGTATTGGCCAATGGTGTCGAACACATCTGACTTACTTTCAACCGCGGCTTGACGAGTCTGTTTAACGCGCTCAATCATGTACTCAATGGTTGCCTTGATGTCGAATGGGAACAAGCCCAGTGCTTCACCGATACGCCCCATGCCCCATGATGCAATGAGGAGCGTTCTGTAGAAGCGCTCTTGTGGCTCGAACACAAAGCCGAACGTTTTATTAAACGAAGCCTCAGACCATTTCCATACAGCCTCGGGGCCGCCCTTGTCGATCACAACTTGCACAAGCTCAGGGAATGCCCAACCGTTGTTCTTCTCAACGATCTCATAGAAGTCATAACCATTGCTACGCCCATCCTCGCGGGTAGCGATAAATTCTCTGTCGTCCTGAATGAACTCCAAGCAACGGGCCTTCAATGGGTCATTGCCAGACTGCGCGTTCTCAAATTTCTGATACATCGAAATGTTGGACGTCACATGAGTAGGCCCACACCACTTAGCGGGCTCGCGCAACTCGCGCTCTTTCGTCATGGAAATCTTTTCGCGGCCTGAGCTCAATGTGTAGCCTATGTCGGCCATGTCACGGTCATCAGACGCAGTCATCTCATCGATACAGCATGGCAAGTTGTTCAGCACGCCACGCATTTTGTACAGCGCGTTGGCTGTGTCCTTCTGGCTCAAGAACAATTCCTTGGGGTAGCCGATCAAACTGTTAACACCGATGATGGACAGTGACTTGCCCGTTGTTGTCTCATGCGAATAGATTGACACGATGGCTGTCGCGTTACCCGCAACGGGGCCGAGGATACCCACTGTGCCAGTCAGTATAGATGCACGAATGTTGTCTGTGCCGGGTAGGGTCAGCATTTCCATAGCACGTACCCACTCAGAGCGTTCACCATGCGGGCCAATAAGCTTAGCGAAGTTAGACGCAGGGCCACGCAGACGTGTATCTACTGTGCCAGTTGGAGAACCTAGCACTGTCTGCCCGCACATGAACGAGCCGTCTTCTTGCCAACCAAAGTTGATATAGTCCAAACCTGTGGGCGCTTGTTGTTGCACCATAGATAAATAGTCCATTAAATAACTCCGTACTTTTTCTTGCTGTCCAGCATTCTTTATGTAGATTTGTTGGTTCAATAAAAATCCTGAGAAGTCCTTACCGATCGAAGCAAGCACAGTGATCTCGTGTTCTGTTTCTTTCCACCCAGTCATGGGGTATTTGGTCAGCATCTTGAACGCTGACTTTTTACTCTCAGGGTCGTGGTACACACCAGTGATGTGCATCTCGTAGGGGCTGACGTGGTCAAACTCAATTACTTCTTGCGCGACTTCATTGCCGTTTGCATCGGTCGTCGTGATCTCAGTCTTGACCTCGCGCATGATGTTGTTGTTCTGGATCGCGTAGCCCTTGGGCAATGTGAACGTGAACTCTTCGCCTGCCTCAGTAACGATCTCAGTCTCAGTAGCAACGGACAACTGCGCAGGGCTTGTAATGTTTCCACGGCTCGGGCATCCCTCGCAACCCTTGGAGCACAGCTGCTCGAACTTAGCGCATGTGGTTGGCCCTGTACCATTCCAACCATCGAGTTTGGCCATGCTTGTATCGAGATCAAAGTCAGGGTGCTTACCTGCGATCTTGATGACAGCTTCTTTGACATCGGTACAGTGTTTGGCTAAGCCTAGCGAAGCACGCCATAATGGCTCAGGTACATCGCGACCAGCGGCATCGAGAACGCCGCCAGAATCAACAAGAGCTTTGACTTGGTTGCATCGGCTTGCAACTGCGTCGAGGTTGACATCATTTGAGTTGAGCACTGCATCGAGTATTGATGACTTCCCACCCTTGCGTGATGCAGTTGCTTTCTTTGCGACAGGCCCTTTGTTAAACCAAGGCTTAAGGATCGTGAAGAGCGAAGCTGCATCGTAGTCTGGGCAGTCCGCAACACACTTGACTTCCTTCCATGGCTGTTGCTTCTTATGATGCGTGCCGACGGGACGGAGCACCATAGATGGGTCGTGAATCTTTGATGTGTCAATTACAACTCCCTGTTCTTCTAATGCAATGCGAAATGCAATGGAGGCTTTCTCCCAGTGTTCCCTACTCACAGTCTGTGTCAGTGGCCAATACAAGTGCACGCCGTTGCCGGATGAAATCACCATGGGGTCTGGCATACCAATAGCCGCAAGCGCAGGCATCATCGCCTTCATACCTTCAGCCTTAGTGGCGTAAGGTGTCTTACTGCCAATATCCAAATCGAGGGCCAGTGCTTTGAACCAAGTGGCTTGCACTTGTTTACGTTCGATCTTTTCACGACCATCCGGTCGAGCTACTCTGTTGTTTGTAAACGCACCAACAGAAAAATAAATTGTGGTCTCAGGTTCAGCATCCCACATTGAAATGTTGGCAACAGCTTCGTCGATATCTGAGAACGATCCGCGGTTCCAACCGAACCCTCTTGGGTTTTGGCCTGTGTGGTCAGGCTTGTGTGCCATGATGACGACTTCGTCACGTTGGGCAAATATACGAGTAAGAAAGTTTTTTGTGTCCAAGACATGCCCCTAGATGAAAAACCCCGGCGTTACCCGGGGAGCGATTTACGTTTTTATTTTATTACTCGTCGAACAAACTGTCGAGCTTTGCCGCTAATTCATCCGACGCTTTTACTGGAGCGACGACTGGTTTTGCCGTTGTGGTTTTCTGTGGAACACCATGAGACACCGTTTCGTCTTCGTATGCATCATCGACTTGTTGTACGGGTGCAACAGGTGCCGCAATACTTTGCTTCGCTGTTGGTGCCGCAATAGCAGGCCCTGCCGCTTGAGGAGCGAGCTGACGTGTAGCTACTTTAACAGAATCACTTGCCAACAAAGTGTCGACGCGAGAAATTGCTTTCTCAGGCACGTAACCTTTTTGCTTGAATGTGATCTTGGGGAAGCTAGCTTGGTCGTCGAAGCCCAACTCAGTGATGACTTCTTCAGGGCCAATGCCGTAGTTGCCCAAGTCCTTGAAGTACTCACGCAAAGCTTTCATGCCGCTGACAGGCACGGTCAGGCTGTAGACCTTTGATGGATCAGCCGCGGCCACCACTGCCAAGTGACGTTGATCGGCACACATCTTTGACTTTGCACCAGAGGGCAGAATCTTAGAGCCAAGCACATTGTTCGGGCAGTCAGCGCAACCACTGTGAACGGGAGCCTCAACGCTAGCATCAGGCTTGAGACCATCATTCGACCAACAATCTGGACGGACATTCTCTGCTGATGCATCGAACGCTTTAGCGTAGAACACCTTGGAGACCCTAGGGTTTGCACCTACGATGATGGTGTCTAGCGTGACGCCAACTGTTGTTTCAACACCGTCTTCGCTCAGGCGGTAACGCCCTGCACGAATGCTGATACGGGGAATACCACCGCCATTGTCACTGCCGACGATGGCAGAAGCAACTGTTGACTTAACGCCTGCTTGTTGACGGGCGGCGATACGGGCTGCAATGTGTGCAGGTACTGTTTGAATGTTGCTCATGAGGTTACTCCTGTTATTGAGCTTTGGGGGGACGCATGGCATGAACCACTGCGCGGAAAAGGTAATCTTTAATTTGTTGCTCTTTAGGTAGATCAGCAAATGGTTTGATGCAGGGATGGATTTTTAGCACTGGGTCTTTAACCAACCCATACTCCCAACCATCTGCAATTTTCTGAGCCATCCAACTTTCGTGGCTAGCTTCAGGGCCAACGTCGTTGTGGGTATGCAGGTCTACGCCTAGCAAGGCGCTTTCCTTCTGCCACTCTGGCGCGTCTTCCCATGAAGGTTGGCTATCATCGCCAATAGCTTGGCAATATGCGCGGTTCACCTCATGGCATACACGTGCTGTGTGCGTCATGTACGCGAGGACTAAGTCGTCGTCATTCATTAAGTTATTCCTTTGATTGAGCTTTACGTAGATTAAATACGCGGGTTGATGAGAAGTTGACACCGGGGGGTGGAGCACCATTGGCTTCAATGAAACTCTTAACTCCCAGTTTCGATGCGCGGGCTTCTACCATGTCCCACGAATCGTTTTCCTTGCAATACGCAAAGAACTCTTCACGCGACGCAACGGTCGCGGTATGGTGTGTCGACCAGTAGGCCGTACCAAAATTTGTCTTGACAGACTCGAGACCATCTTCCTGCGCTTTAGCAGTCATCCAGTTCTCTACAGCAACAAGCTTTTCCATAAGCTTTGCCTTAGCGGCTTTGTGCTCACGCTCGAGGGCGTCAATAGCACCGCGTACTTGCAGATATTTCTCTGCGGCTAATTCATAGTTCATAAGTAAATCCTAACTGTTTAACTAATCGTCACTGTTGATGCCTTGCACCAAATTCAAAAACTCCGCCAATGTGTTCTGCTTTGCGCGGAGTCGGCGGTATAACTCTGCTTCAAAGCCTGTGGCCCAGATGTGCCATACAGTCGTCTTGCCAGTTGTTGTCAACCGGCGAATCCTTGCGTTGGCTTGCTCATACTGTTCAAGTGAATAAATTGGAGCAAACCAAACAATATCTTTCGCACGTGTCAATGTCAATCCATGTGCCGCCACTTTCGGGTGAGCCAACAAAATCTGTGGCCTGTCCGTGTGTTGGAAGTCGTTGAAGATTTGATTGCGGTCATTCTTACTAACGTCGCCGTGAACCGATGCAACATCGAATCCATCAGCAGTTAACTTCGCCTGCAACTCATCTTGTACGCCTCTCAGCGGAACAAATATGATGACCTTGTCACCAATCTCATTAAGTAGTTCAGTGAGTGTATTATACCTCAACGAGCCATCGATTGCAATCTTACCGGTCTCGCTGTACACGACACCGCAGCTAATTTGCAACATCTTACTCAGTACAACTGCCGCATTCGCAGCAGTCACTTCACCCGCCGCAAACACAGTCACGGCTTTGTCTTTCATTTCCTTAAACGCTTTTTGTTGTTGAGGTGTTAGCTCTGTCTTGCGACCAACGAAGTTAGTGTCAGGTAAATCCTTGCACTCGTCAAGCGAAAAACGAATCGATGGTTGCAAAACTTTCTTGCATGTCTCAAGCGCGTCTTGTCGTGGTGTCCACTTAAACGTTGTCACCTTCTGCATCACCATATCTTTAAACGTCGTGAAGCTCTTAGGGCAAGTGGGCGAATCAACAAGTCGTGCGAGTGTCCATGCATCAGCAGGTGTCTGTGAGATCGGTGTACCCGTGAGCATCCACAGCCATGGCTTATGCGTCTGCATCCACTTAGCAAAAATCTTGTAGCGTTGTGAGCTCGGTGACTTCAGTGCTGTGGCCTCGTCGTAAATTACTACGTCGAACCCTTTCAAATCCGCGGCCATGTTGCTAAAGCCATCGTGGTTGATGATGAAGTACTGCACACCGGGCTTCTCCAGCAATTGCTTGCGCTTCTCCTTCGTACCAGTGACGATCGAAAACATGCGGTGCGGCAAGTGGTGCTTGAGCTCCCTCCCCCATACAACAGTCAGCGTCGACAACGGCGCGACGATCAGAATCTTTTTCGCAACACCTTCATCAAGCAAGAAGTCCGCGGCCCAGATTGAGCTGATGGACTTGCCAGTACCCGGTGCGTTCAGGCACAGGGCACGCTTATGTGTTGTGAGAAAGGCGGCTGTGTCCTTCTGATGATCCATCGGTGCGAACCGAGCGGGCCAGTTGTAGTAATGCATGATGGGAGCAGGGACACTAAAGCCCAAGTTCTTCAACACGATCGACTCGTCCACACCATACGGCACAGCAAGCATCGACTCACCATCATGGGTGAACTGTTTGGCGTGCGGCATCACAGACTGCACAGTGGCATTCTCATTGCTGTTAATGATGATCTTACGTTTGTCAGGTATTACAAGCATGTCAGTGCGACCCAAGCTTTGAACTCAATTTCCCACACATCAACAGAAGTCTCGCGAACGATCCATACTTTCCCACCGCTGTTCAATATCGCGCTGATCTCTTTGTCTTGGTGGGCTGTAGTAGTGCCTTTACCGAACTTGGTTTCAACAGCAAAAAAATGACCATCAACATGGCCCACAAAGTCAGGCACACCAGACCGACCAAAGCCATTAGCAGATGGCATAAACCACCAACATTTCTCAGTAGCCTTGAGTACATCTTTGACAATCTTTTTAACATCGCCTTCATTCTTCATTTAGTTAACCTCTGTAGTGGTTGCTACAAGTTTGTCGATACCCATTTAGTATCGGAAACCCACACGTCGCTTGTTGATTGCAATTTGGCTCATCGCATGCCAACACCAATGACTGATCTCGGCAATCTGGGCATGCATACAACATCTCCCCTTCATTGAATGGATCGGGGGCAGATAACATATTTTCCTCAAGCCCTAGCCATCTACAGTGTCGGTTTTCACAGACATACTTTTTCATCGTTTACCTTTCAGTCGTGCGTCAGGGCAAATGTCTTTTGCCGCGCACCATGGGCATAAGCCCGAGGGTTTTGTTTTAAATACACCGAGCTCGATTGTGTCTTGCACCTTGGTAAACCTAGGCTTCAG